TCAATTATCCATGTATTTGGCAAACCGTTCCCCGGTTTCATTTGATCTCGACTTTAGTACATGAGCATAGACATCCATTGTCGTGCTTGCGTTTCCATGTCCTAGTCTGACTTGAACTTCCTTAATTGATGCACCGGCTTCAAACAATAACGAAGCGTGTGTATGTCTGAAACCATGCACCCTTATTTGTTTCTGTGGGAAATGCCCGTATATTCTTTCAAGCCATTGTTGAGGCACTGAAGTCGTGGTATAGCGATTAAATTTGTTAGGGAAGATGATGCCAGTATTGCCAAGACCTAGCCTAAAGTTTCGTTTCTTAAGATGCAAGTGCCACTGTTTCAGAACTTGAATTGTTTGCTGATCCAATGAGATAGTCCTAACCGATGACTTCGTTTTGGTATCCTGTACTAATAGATCTCGGTTTATCGGATTGTATGCCAATGTTTTGTCGATTCTTAAAGCCTTTTTGTCAAAGTTGATGTCGTCCCAATTTAAAGCCAAAGCCTCACTTTTTCTAGCTCCCGTATAGGCAAGCAACCAAAAATAGGTATATAGCTTTTGATCTACTTTTTCAGCACACTTCAGAAAATAGGTTAGTTCTTCGCGAGTATAAAAATTAACAGTTCCCTCAAACTGGGATTTCTGCCCCCTAGGGAGCACTACCTTATCAAAGGGGTTGTTATCGATGATCTCCATTTTAACTGCATATTGTAGGGGCATTTTGAGCAGAACGGCACAATTCTTGATCGTTGAATGAGTTTTTGCAAAATCGTTAAAGAAGTTCTGAATATATTGAGGTGTCAGTTTATCTAGCTTGATATTATCAAAGTCGTTTTTTAAATCGGCTTCATATAATTTCTGTTGCTGTCCGGCAGTTGAGAGTTTGATTGTTTGAGCATGAACTTTATGCCATGCACTGAATAGTTCGCCAAACGTTCTAATTTGTCCATCATTGCGTCTGTGCCATCCATTAGTGTCATAATCCACTCGCAATCTATCGAGCGCTCTCTGCGCCTCTCTCGCTGATTTAAAGCCACGCCGAGTAGTTTCTATCCGTTTGCCCGTCACTGGATCAGTGCCGAGATATGCTTTAAATTTATAGGCAGTTGTGCCGTTTTTCTTTTTATATGATTTAATATTTTTATTCCGCATGATTATCCTCCTTTGCTTGTGGGTCAAAGCAGGGTAGGCACCACCTCCTTTTTGTGATAATATAAAAAAGAAGGGTGCACCGCACCCCTTTATAGTGTATAGACACATCTCAAACTCTGGTCGGGGCGAGATGTGTTTTTTATTAATCATCTATATGTTGAATTGCATAATCAGCTTCCTGCGATGTAAATTGTTCGCCGGCTTCTGAAGTTAATTGTTCATGTATTGAATCATTGGACATATCTTGCTCTTCGCGATAATCTTTGGCTTTTTCTAAGGCATTCTTATTATAGTTGACTTTGATGTGGTCTACTGCATATTGTGCAGCTTTTTGTGGGAAACCTTCGCCTGCATCAGAAGTTAGCTGATCATAAATACCTGCTTTTGACATATTCATGGTGTCGGCGTAAGTTTGTCCCTTTCGTTGAGCTGCTCTGTATTCAGCCGGTACATCATCTTTTTTCTCACTTGTTTTGCTAGAATCGCTTGATGTTTTTTCTTCAGTCTTGTCGCTAGAAGATGAAGCGCTTGATGTGTCACTTTCATCACTGCCCATTGATCCAGCAAATATAAACGCAACAAGTACTACTAGAACCCAAAACCAAATTCTTTTATAAAAAGGTTTTTTAACCTTTACATAATATGTTTTTCCGTCTTCGCCAGTTACTTTTTTCTTTGCCATTTGTAATTCCTCCAATATAATATTTTTCCCACGGCTTTTATTGTCAACGTGAGCCGGACAAATATGTATTCATTTAAATCTATTATGTATCGTGCCCAACTCTGTGTTATATTTGAGTTGGACACATCATCAATGCCTTAGCCGGATCCCCTAAATTTGGCTAGGGCATTTTTTATATAACAACTGTCCCAATAATGCGATATTCATCGTAATCGTGAATAATAATGTCTTTGTAATCTTTGTTCAAAGAAATCAATCTCACACCCTCGTTTGAAACAAACAACTTCTTGACATAAGCATTCCCGTTGATCTCGGCGATAACAAACTGGTTATTTCTAACATCGCTCGCCGATTCGACTTTATCCACAAATAATATTTCACCGTCGCTGAATGTCGGCGTCATTGAGTTACCGTTGACCCTAACAGCAAAGTCATAATGCGGTAGTGGCCCTTCAACTGTCACCGGTTCAGGCTGCTGACCGTCTAGCCACTCTCCTGTACCAGCAGATACAGCACCTAAAACGTCAATAGTATAGGTTTGTTTAGATTCTTCTATATTATGCACGTTAGGGTGGTTCTGCTCGTGTAGCTGTTCCTTAGCGCAATCGTAAACGATCTGTTGGCGTGACTTTTCAAGTTGGTCATATATAGTAGCGATCATATCACTTTCACTAAAACCTAGAATATGTTCTGGTGTTGTATGAAGTGCTTTTGCAAAATCGTTAACTCTATTTAATGGAAATTCACGTGTTTTATTAAAGTAACGTGATAAAGCTGATTTTGCCATGCCTACGTTTCTAGCAAGCTCGCTAATACTTATTTGCTGTTGGTCTTTTAGATCAGTTAAAACGTTGATTATTTCATCATTAGATCTCATTTTTTTGCCTCCTTACTTATAGGATAGTTTCATTATATCATCGTTCCCAAATGGAAACAAGGCTTATTTCAAAATAAACTTTTTGAAAATAATTTTGTTTTAGGTGTTGACAATCGAGAACGAGGAGAGCATAATATAATTGTTCCCAAACGAGAACGAAAGGAAGTGAAAAAACATGTCAATTGATTTAAAGAGATTGAGAGCTGAAAGAATTGCTAAAGGCTATACTCAAGATTACATGGCTCAACAAATGGGCTGGAATCGTGCAACATATGCTAAGCGTGAGAACGGAATTGTTAGCTTGGGCGCTGATGAGTTGGCTCGGATTGCCGATATTCTTGGATATACCAAAAACGACTTAGGCATTTTTTTTACAATTAACGTTCCCAAAAAAGAACGAAAATAGAAAGGAAGGTTCAAATGAATAATTTACAAGTATTGAACAATGTGTCAACTATTGAAAGTCGCGAAGTTGCAAAGATGATTGGCAAACGCCATTCAGATTTAATGAGAGATGTTTATAAATATGAAAGCGACATTTCTGAAAACGCAAATCTGCGTTCTCAAGATTTCTTTATTAAAGCTAATTTCAGAGTTGAAGGTAATAACAAAACTTATCCTTGCTACTTGCTAACTAAAAAGGGCTGTGAATTTGTGGCTAATAAGATGACTGGCAAGAAAGGCAATCTCTTTACAGCAAGTTATATCACTCGATTTAACCAAATGGAAGAGCAACAAGTTACTACTCAATTTCAAATCCCACAGACTTATTCAGACGCGTTACGCTTAGCAGCCGATCAGCAAGATCAGTTAGACAAACAAAAACCGATCGTTGAATACACCAAAAAAATGTTGCTAAATCCTGGGCTAGAAACGACAACGGCAATAGCTAAGAACTATGGTATGGGCGCCAAAAAGTTTAACAATCTCTTACATGAGCTAGGCATTCAATATCGTCAAGGCAAAACTTGGTTCTTGTATGCAAAATATCAGGATAAAGGATATACACATGTTGAACCATTTGGATATGTAGACAGTGATGGTATGGACCAAATCAGAAATACAAGTAAGTGGACACAAAAAGGGCAAGAGTTCATCTATCAGAAATTAAAAGAAGTAGGGATTTCACCAACTATCGAAGACAACGAGGAGGCTTAAAAATGAGTGAAGAAAAAGTTCGCGTTCTTAATGAAGATTTTTATAGCAAGTTGGTTGTTGAAACCGAAGAAGGCAAAAAAATAGCAGAAGTTACATTAACGGATATAACTCCTGCTGACGGTTATCGTATCAGGTTAACACCTAAATACAATTAGCCCTTTGGTGGATGTGGATCATGGCCATGACTGTCTTTGTTCTGGATTTGTCCGTTTCTACCATGAATAACTAATTCAGAATGTTGATTTATCGAAAATTCACGACCTGCTTTAACGGCTTCTGCTTTTGTGTCTGTGTGTAGAGTAGATTTCGAATTTCCCTCGCCCTTAACGTTCCAACCACCATTTTTGTTGGGTACGACGTGCTGATTTTTGCCCGACATGTTTATCACCACCTTATATTGAGATAACTCAATTATACGATTAATGAAACGCTAAATAGAATCAATTAATTTAAATGAAATGAGTGATCACATGGCAGAACTGGAAGACTTGGTTGCAACTAGGTTAGCGGACAAAGTAGAAAAGCTAACCAATGAAAAAGTCAACGCTATTCTTGGCGGACAGATTGCACCAGGATACTTGAAACGAAAGCAGATGGTTAAGTATCTCAATGTTTCAGAGACAACATTCGCTAAGATCATGAAACTTGGTCCGCCCACAGTAGTAATTGATGGCCTAGTCCGTTATCCAGTGGACGAGTTCAATCAGTGGATCAGGGACAATTATATGATCTGGAATGATGAATATATTCCAGAAAGGAACAGGTCATGACACCGATGGAAAGCTTGGCAGTCGCAATTGTGGGATATTTTATTATCCTAGGCACGACCGAGTATATCAAAAGAAGGTGGCGGAAGTGAGTATTTTAATCACAGCTTTAATTGTACTGCTAGTCGTTATCCTAGACGGTTGCGACTACAGATGGCAGAAAAGGAGAAAGCAGTATGAACTGGATACTGATTCAGCAAGTAGTAGTAAGCATTATGGCGGTGGCCGTCATTTTGAGCGGAATAATCGGACTGATTAAGGTTATCCCTGAAATCAACCGAATTTGTCGGGGAGAACAAAAAAATACCCACGATGCCAGTCGTGAGTAAGTAATATATGAAAAATTTTTACACGGTAATTATACCAGAAAGGAACAGATTATGACAGCAACCGAGCAATATGAAAGATTAAAACACAAAATCGCTGTAAAGAGTACACCAGCAGAACGTATTTCATTCATGAGAGCGTTGATTGCTCTGTACGGCAATGAATTATCAGATGAGCAGATTGATGATTTGGGAGTAAATATCAGGCTTGCTCAGGAACAGGAGGAACAACATGAAAGCTAAAGAAGCAGATTCAATCATGAAGTTTCTGGGCAGTTGTCCGGGTTTTCTGAGTAATCACGAAATGGTCGTCCTTTGTGAAGGCTTGCGGATCGCTAACGACGATACTTCTGATGATGCTAAAAATTCCGTTTGGTGGAACGCAGCAGGGCACTTAGACGAGGCTTTTGAAAAGGAGTTTAGCCGTGACTGATATCAATTTCGACCGCATTCAAGACCAGCAAGACAGACATTCAAGCGAGTGGCAACGCCAATTTGCAATATACAATGAACCACACGAGCCGGACTTAATACATGACTACAAAGGCGACTTGATAACTGAAAGCGAGTTATGGATCACTGAAGATGGATTAGTGCCATTGAGTTGCTTAGTTGCATACTGCAAGGATGCAATAGATAAACGTGTGAGTGATATTGACACAGCGATTGAAACAGTTAAAGCAATAGGAGGATATGAATATGAGTAATGAAATAGCAGAGCTTAACGCACTTGAAGAAAGCCAAGGCTTTACCGTTGATGATCCAAGTAAAGCAAGTTGGGCACTTGGAAAGTTAAAAGAATTAAGAAAGCTTACTGAACAAAACAAACAGCTTGCAGACGAGCAAATTAAACGGACCCAAGAATGGTTGGATCATGAAAATGAACATGCTAAGGAAAGTATTGATTACTTTGAAAGCTTGTTAAACGAATATATTTTTGCCGAAAAAGAAAATGACCCAAAGTGGAAATTAAGCACACCAAATGGCAGATTATCTACTCGCAAAGTTCCGGCAAAATGGAACTATAACGATGATCAAGCCGTTGAAAAACTGAAAGGCACTGATTACGTCAAGGCAAAATATTCAATCAATAAAGCTCAACTTAAGAAAGATGCAATTGTCAAAGATGGCAAAGTTATTCTTCCAGAGACTGGTGAAATTGTTGATGGTGTTGTCGTTGAACCGGCTGGAGAGAAAGCAGTTATTAAATTATCTGAATAGGAGGATCAAGCATGAGCAAAGCATTATTGAATATTCAATCAAAGCTGGTAGCACCAAAAGGACAGTGGAATAAGTTTGGTGGTTATGCCTATCGATCGGCAGAAGATATTCTGAACGCAGTCAAGCCGCTGCTTACCGAAAATGAAGCAACATTGGTACTGACAGATGAGCCTGTTCTGATTGGAGATTGGCACTATATCAAAGCAGTAGCCACATTTAAGGCCAAAGATGAGGAGCCTCAAGTGATCACAGCCTACGCTCGAGAATCAGAAAGTAAGAAAGGCATGGATGCTTCCCAGATAACTGGGACAGCATCATCTTACGCTAGAAAATATGCGCTTAATGGTTTGTTCTTGATCGATGACAACAAGGATCCAGATACAAACAGTTATCACGATCAAACAAATAATCGTAAAGCAAATAAGCCACAAGACAAACGCCAACAGCCTAAGGCAAGGCAACAAACCAGTGACCAAGATAAAACTACGATTGCTAACATGAATAAGCTAACCAAAGGCAAAGTTGAAAAAATGGCTAACAAGTTGGGTGTTAAGCAATCAGCGATTCAAGAGGCAGTCAAAAAAGCAGCTACTGAATCGCTCGAAGGTAAGGCAGCAACTCCAAAAGCTAAAGCGGCCGCATATCTGCAAGCAGCTGAAGCTTATGAGAAAAAATATATCAATACAAACAATGGGCAACAATTAGAAGAAGTTGAAAAGTAGGAAGTGATGATTGATGGAGTATGGGACGCTAGAAAAAATTAGCGGTGATCGTTTTGAAATCACTGCCGATGAAGAAACGGACTTACGAAAAATCAATCGTTTATCGGATGGTAAAAAGCCTAGAGTAATGTTTCAAATTGACGATGGACGCACAATTTCAGCAGATCAACGCAAAAAAATATACGCCTTGATCAATGACTTATGTGACTTCACAGGTGATGTTCCAGAGTATTGGAAAGCAAAATTTAAGTTTGCAGTTCAAATGATTTTCGGAATTGAAGAATTCAGTCTTTCAAACTGTTCAATGACAACTGCAAACCAAATGATATTAACGATATTAGATTTCTTATTTGAAGAGGACATACCATTCAAGACAAAAACTTGGGACAGCATACCAAATGACTTTCCTAAACAGATGCTGTGTATCAAAAACAAACGCTGTGTTATCTGCGGTAAGAAAGCTGACATTGCTCATTACCAAGCAGTCGGATCTGGCAGAAATCGCAGGACGATCAATCACGTTGGCATGTATATCAATACCTTTTGCCGAGAACATCATTCAGAGCAACACGAATTAGGTATCAATAACTTTTCAGAACTGTACCATATCAAACCAATTAAAGTCACGGAAGAAATAGCAAGAGAATTACATCTCGGGAGGATATCAAATGAATAGTACAAACCTTGTCGGACGTCTCACCAGAGACATTGAAATTAGACAAACAAGTAACGGCAAAAGCGTAGGAAGTTTCACACTGGCAGTCAATGGATATAACGACAATCCCGATTTTATTCGTTGCCAAGTATGGGAAAAGCGAGCTGACAACTTAGCTAAGTTCACTCATAAAGGCTCACAGATCGGCATTACAGGTCGAATCAGCACAGGAAGCTATCAGGATAAAGATGGCAAGACTGTTTATACAACTGACGTTGTCGTTAATAGCTTTGACTTGCTTGACCCGAAGGAAAATAAACAAGATCGCCCTGATCCATACAACCCTCAAAATACAGATGATGGTGGGGTAAATGATCCATTTAAAGATGATAGTCAACAAATCGATATTACTGATGACATGATGCCGTTTTAGGAGGTAGGCAATGGAATTAACAGAGATGTTTGACCGCTTGCTTGTCTGTATAGGCTATTGTCCCAATTGTTTCGCCAATGGACAAAGAAGCAAAGTATATCGTCCTAAAGCGGATCGTGGTGAATGGGTCGGAGATAAGTACTTCACTCATAAAGGTGAGCATTTTAGTGGTACTTGTTCAGAATGTGGCTGGAACACCAAAGAGGGCGATCCAATCAGTATCGAAGAAATGGCACAGATGAAGCAGCAGGCACCAACACCTCAAGCTTCTGATGATGAAAATTTACCCTTTTAGAAAGGAGTATTAAATGGCACAAAGAAGAATGTTTAGCAAAAAGATTACTGATACAGATATGTTTCTAGACATGCCATTATCAGCTCAAGCACTTTATTTTCATCTTAATATGCACGCTGACGACGATGGATTTATTGCTAACACTAAAACGATTAGAAGAATGGTTGGCGCAAGTGACGACGATCTAAAGCTTCTTTTTACAAAACAATTCGTTTTTGCTTTTGAATCAGGTGTAGTTGTAATAAAAGATTGGAAAATCCATAACTATATTCGTAAAGACACCTACAATACAACGATTTACGGAGAGGAAAAGAAGCAATTAGATGAAGACGTCAACGGGTCGTATACGTTCCGTCGACGTGACGTGGACGACTCGTCACCACAGGTTAGGTTAGGTAAGGATAGGTTAGGTAAGGTTAGTAAGATATATAGTCCGGCTAAAGCCGAACCACCTCTCCCTTATAAAGAAATTGTGGACTATTTGAACCAAAAAGCAGGTACTAGTTACCGAGCGAGTGGAAAGAAAACCCAGTCTCTGATCAAAGCTAGGTATAACGAAAGCTTTAAGTTAGATGATTTTAAACAAGTGATCGATAACAAGGTAGCTGAGTGGAAAACTGATAATCATATGGCTAAATATCTCAGACCAGAAACCTTGTTTGGCACTAAATTCGAAAGCTATCTGAATCAAAGCAAAGCTTCTAGTCCACAGGATTACGGTGGTGGACAAGTAGCTGACAACTTACCTTGGTAGGAAGGAGAGAATATGGACGGAACACCCACATGGGAAGCACGAAGAGAACGTCACAAAGTAAAAAGAGATGTTACTGCTAGGCATCTAAAGCAAGATCAGTATTGGACACAAATTTATCTAGTACAAAAACAGCAGAAACAAGCTAAACACCTTTCGCTAGTCAATAACCAAAATGTCTTACTGCACACTTTTACCGAGGTTGTACCAGTAAGCAAAGAGATGGCTGACCTAAAGAAACGAGCTCAACAAGTTGCTGCTGCTTATGCAAATGATAACAATAAAAACCTTGTCTTGTACAGTAAGCAATCAGGGAACGGTAAAACATTACTTGCTTCGTGCATTTTAGCCGAGGTTGGTAAAAATATCCGAGCTGCGAAAACTTGTATGTTCGTATCTACTGCACAAATGAAAAATCTTGTGTCAAAGAAATTTGATAATACCACACGTTCAGATGATTTGTACTCAGTCGGTGATGAGCTGCATGAGTTTGAAGTTAATGCCGGCAGAGTTGATCTACTTGTACTAGATGATTTAGGGACTGAAAGCAGTCTAAAAACAAATGGGGTCACATCTGCCAATCAGACAATATCAGAGTTGCTTTTCAACATTGCCGAAAAGCGTGAATTTAAACCAACGATTATCACAACTAACTACACAGGCGATGAATTGAAGAAGATTTATAACAATAAGATCATTGACCGCTTAATGCCGACAAATCCGGCGCAGGTTCTAGATTTTAGCGATGTCCCAAGCTATCGCAGAAATTAGGAGGGCTAACATGAGAAAAAATAAGGCAGATCAACACATTATCAATTGGAATCCAAACGCACACACATTAATTAGATCAAGTGTTGAGCCATACGATCTGGGGCCAGTCTATAAAACTACCGCAGTTGACCCCAAGCCCAGACGGCGAGGTTGGAACAGTCATGCTTTTGTGGATGACCAGGTACAACGGAAAGGGTCGATGATATGAGACTAGTTTTCGAAATCGAGCCAGTCGCACAAGAAAGGCCCCGAGCGGTACGGATGGGAAGAAGTCTGCGGATGTATGATCCGAAGAAAACGGCAGACTTCAAGAAGCAATTGCATTTGTTAGCTCTAGCAAAACATGTTGTGCCTATCCAAGAGGCATTGAGTGTTGAGATTTGGTTTTATCGTGCAGTGCAGAAGTCTATCAGTAAGAAAGAACACCTCAGACGGACGACAGGGCACGTTAGACCAACAGTTAAGCCTGATGTTGACAACCTATGCAAGGCCACACTTGATTCTTTTAACGGAATTTTATGGAAAGATGATTCCCAAATAGTAGACCTTAACTTGCATAAATATTACTCAGACAATCCGAGAATCGAGGTTGAGCTAGATGAAATATAAACAAAATACACCAGTTAAATTTAAAAAATGCACTGTCGAGAATTGCTTAAATATGTCAACTGGATATAAAAACAATTTGCCATATTGTAATAAACACTGGCTTAGAATCCATCTTAATGGGACCACACATAAAGTTGGTAAAAAGATAAAAACAAAATACCAAGTATTAAATGGTTATTGTTTAGGAATTTCGAGTAATGGAACAGAATTTAAGTTTAGTTTAGAGGACTGGGGAGCTGTAACTAAGCATAGTTGGATCCCAAATAAAAGCGGATATCTGGTAGCAACAATAGATCAGAAAGTTGTTAGACTTAACCGTTTCATATTAAAGCAACATCAACGAGTTTTTAAAAACATGGTTGTTGACCATATAAATGGGGACATCAAAGACAATAGACTTGAAAATTTGCGCATGATAAGTCCTAAAAATAACGCAAGAAACTTTGGAGTTTCGAAGAATAACACTAGTGGAACGACAGGCGTTAGTAAAGTTCCAAGTGGAAATTTCATAGCAAGAATTGTAGTTAACCGCAAAGAAATAAAGTTTGGGACATTTGCTAACGAGATAGAAGCGATTCATGCCAGAAAAAAAGCTGAGAAAAAATATTATGGAAAATTTGCAAGATCTAGCCAATAGATCGAACTGGAGGAATTTCAATGACTGAAGATCAAAAGAAACTGTATGACTGGTTAGTGCTTACCAGCCAATTAGAGGCAATGTCTGTAATTGACATATATTATGATATGGACGCATGTGCAGATTTTGAAACCATAAAAGCCAGAAATAGGCTGACTGAAAAAGAGAAGGACCAAGCCATCTATCAAGCAATTATTGAGCGCTGGCATGATGAACTATTTTAAGGAGGGCGACTAATGACTAAATATTACCGAGTACGGACACAGGAACAGTGGGACTGGCTGATGAAATATTTTGAGAAAGTAGATAAGGGTATTAGGTGGGATTATATGGACGAAAAGCCTACTGAGTACAACAATTGGAAAAAATTCAAGAGCAATTCTTACATTACGTTACTCGGAGATGTGACACTTTTTTATGGAGATGTGAAACGAGATGAACGTTCTGACTTTATCGAAGTCAGCAAACTAATGGAGGGTAAGAAAATGGAATATGTAACGATCAAAAATAAAGATTTAGGCGAATTGCTTGATGAGAATAATGAGCCATTTTTAGATGAGCAAACAGAAACAGGAAAATATATCTTTACTGACCCGAAATATGTGTCACAAATAAAAATTCCTAAGTCCATGATTTATCGGAAAGTCAAAATGGCCAAGGCAGAGAAAGCGGAATTTGATAAATTAAATAAGGAGTGGACAACACTTTATTTAGCAATAAGCGCGATTAACGATGAATTCCTTGAATACCCCTTATTGAATAATCGATTGTTTATTCGTATGACATCTGCAGAAGAAAATGAAGCACAAATAGAATTTGCTCGTGCCTGGGCTGACCCTTCACTTATTGAAGTGATACCAGAGAAGCGTTGGAATGTGAAGGTAGCACCGTTCGAAAGGACGAAGCGCTATTATTACAAAGGTGACAAAGGATTGCTAGGCGAGGGCGATAGCTGTAACAATCAATATGAATTTCAACAATTCACCACTGATGAGCTCAAGGAATATGGGCTTGACGATGATATGTTCGAGAAAATTGAGGTGACTGACGATGGCACCAAGTAAGAAAATTAGAAAAATAAATTGGGAGATTCATCAGCAACTAGAAGGCGACCAGACCAACAAGATTTATGATGGAAGTCACACCTTTGGCGATCTTTATTTTCACCGTGCAGTTTTATTTGCGGCATTGCTAAAAGCATACCCGCATCAATCATGGCGCACGCATACCCAGTCAGATGGTAATGGTCTTGCAGGGTATTTCTTATGCGGAATTGAGACACCAGAAGGGCAGTATACCTATCATTATCCTGATTCACAGTGGTATTTGTTCGATGGTGTACGCGAGTTACCTGAGTCACCTGAATATGACGGTCACAAGCCAGAAGACGTTGCTCGTCTTCTATCTCTTGCCAACTTGGCAGAAAAAACGAACCACGGCATAGAAGACTAAAAATGCTAAGGTTTCAAAGAGAATGGGAATACCCAAAGCCGATTGATCAGGTATCACGTTAATCAAAATTAGACTTGCAGACCGTCAAAAGTCTGCAAGCCATAGCTAGGGCGGAAATCTAACAAGGATGTGAATAGACCTCAATTATATTTAATTCTTGTATCCGAACTAGCTAAGCCTTGCAACGGTACATGCTTGAGTTCGAGCCTCAAGGCAAGGCATTATCCGGATAATAAAATAAAACAAAAGGTGAAAAATATGGAAAAGCATAGACCTAAAACAACGAAAGTAGAATTATTCAACGATCATTTTCAGAACTATAAGCGTTATGGCATACCAAAAGCACAGCTGGTTATTGCAGACATTCCTTACAACTTGGCTAATAAGGCTTATGCAAGTAACCCAGCTTGGTATAACGGTGGAGATGATAAGAATGGGGAAAGTGAAAAAGCTAACTCAACATTCTTTGATACAGATGTTGATTTCAGGATAGCAGAATACATGCACTTCTGTTCTCATATGTTGGTTAAAGAACCAAAAAAGGGCAGGAATAAAGCACCGGCCATGGTTGTGTTTTGTGCTTTTGAACAGTTACAGATGGTTATTGATTATGGCAAGCAGTATGGATTTCAGCATTATATTCCTTTGACGTTTATCAAAAAGTCATCAGCGCAAGCACTAAAAGCCAATATGAAGATTGTAGGCGGCTGTGAGTATGGCTTAGTTTTATATCGTGACAAATTACCAAAGTTCAATAATGACGGTCAGATGATAATGAATTGGTTTCATTGGGATATTGATAACTCATATCCAAAGATACATCCGACACAAAAACCAGTGCCAGTTTTGAAACGGTTGATTGAAATATTTACGGATCCAGGTGATGTGGTTATCGACCCTGTAGCAGGTAGTGGAGCAACACTAAGAGCAGCTGCTGAATTGAATCGCAGTGCCTATGGCTTCGAAATCAAAAAGGACATGTTCAGATTAGCTAATGAAAAAATGCTAAGTCATGCAGAAATGTCATTGCTAGCACTGTAGAAAGGAGAGAAATATGATGGTGATAAGAGAGCAGGTTAGACAATCAATCTTTGATCTAACACATTATTGGGATAATAAATATGGAATTGGCAAGTGGGGAGATATTAGTCAGAAAGAACTTGATAATTGTCCACAAGCTAAAAAGGTACGTGTGATATTCAAGGACAAGGATGTGATTATCAGAGAACGAGGTGGACAGCCTTATAGAGGACAGTCCAACCTTAATTTGAAAAATGTGTCTAAGAAAGAACGAGATTCTTTTATTATTGAACAGTACAATAAAGGTGTTCCAGCGATAGAGATAGCTAAAGTAATGGGTTATCAGACAACGTCAATGATTTATACGGTGTTGCAAAACAACGATATGACTACAACGAGACGGCCTCAAAAGATAGATGTGACACGTGAACAATTCATTAAGGCAATCGAGACGAGCTCAAGTCAGGATGAAGTTGCAAGCAAGCTATCGACACCAAAACATAAAATTAGTCATCAGAGTATGCAGACGTTGTTTAAAAAGTATGATATGCAGAAAGCACGACAGATACTTAAGAGACGTGGTAGAGCACGTTATTTAGTTAAAGATGGAAGAACTATCAAGTTCGACAGTATGCGTGAATTAGCGCTTTATTTAGGCGTTACAACTCAAACGATTCATAACAAGATAAATAGAGGAACAGCAGAATATCAAGTATTAACTTGGGGAGATGTGCATGATGAAGATGTTTAAGTTTCTAAGAGGAAAGATAGTCTACCGCAGAATCGGACCAAAGATGTATCAGACTAAAGTACAACGCAGAGTTAGAATATTTTAGGGAGGAAATATATTGGCAACAAGAGATGAAGCGATTCAAGCAATCAAGAGATATCCAGATTATGAACGGGATAGACGCAGACGTGAGCTAGAACTCAGATATCCATTCGATGCTTACTCAGATGAAAATATCGGTGGCGGACGTGCTCAGAATGTACGCGATGAATCACTTGAGAATGAGGTTAGCCGAGTTTTATCTGACCCTAAGCTAATTGAACTAGAGCGAAATAAAAATGCCGTAGAGAGAGTTCTAAAGCAATGTGTGGACAAGCAAGTTAGATCGCTGTTAGATAGAGCTACCTACGATATTATCTATGAGTTTTATTTTGCGGAAGTAAAAAGATATAATGCGCAGGCAATTGCTGATAAAGTTGGCTTATCTCGTGGAAGAGTATACGCAAGAAAAGACGCCTTTATAGACGAAGTTCAAAAAGAATTAACAAAACGAGACAAAAACGAGACAAAATGCCCTTAAAAATGTTGTATATTTGTAATATACAAAAAGGCTTAATTAAGTTGTTTTGTAAGAACACGAAATTTTCCTCCTACGAAAATTCGTTAGCGTGGTTAGCACGATCTAACCGTAACAGTGCCTGGTAGGCGTGAACACATAATTCGTGATAGACATTGATTGGCTCCTTAACTTATAATTGATTATCGCAGGTGGTTCGATTCCACCTACTGTTATATCCGTCAGCTGGGTTAGAGGCTAGTCCCTGACCGGGGACATACATAATATTTTAGGCAGTCCGCTGGGGCTGTCTTTTTTAGTGCACATAAAAAACCATTGACCAGTTAAGTCAATGGCAAAAGGACCTAGGAGTTAAACGTTGATCGTTAGCAATGTACATGTTATTGTCCTTTGACGTCATTGTAACAGAAAGTAGGAGAGGTTGCTATGAAAAGCTTATTCAAATGCATAGGGGTGTCATTGGCACTTATAGCACTGTTCACGGCAATGTTCTATGGTGGACTATTGATGGCGTGGTTGGTTATTAGGATCGTCTTGTAGAAATACATAGTTGAAAGGTGGTGGTGTTATGACATGAAACTAACAGCTAAACAACAAAAGTTTGTAAATGAATATGTTAAATCTGGTAACGCCACTCAGTCGGCTATTAAGGCAGGGTATTCTAAAAGAACGGCTGCAATGGCGGGTAGTGAGAACCTACGAAAACCTTATATGAAAGACGCTATCGACAAGCGAATGCAAAAGATGGAAGATGCCAAAATCGCTAAAGCTGAAGAGGTACTTCAATTGTATTCTCGTATCTTGCGTGGTGAAGAAAGTGAAAAAAGTGCTGTCGCCACTCCTAAAGGCGTGGAAGTGGTAGAAACTCCGGCTGATCTAAAAACTAGGCTAAGTGCTGGTAAAGAGCTGATGAAACGTTATCCAGCAATGGACCCGATGACGGCCGAGCAGATACGTAAGCTTAAAGCTGATGCTGATTTAACTGAGCTGAAAGCCAAACGTGAAGCCGATGGCGATGTACAGGATAACATTATTATGAACTTTAACCGAACTGATGGGAGGAACACGGATGACAACAGTAATTGATGTGGATGTTGATGCAATGATCAATCCCCATTTTAACAACGTGCTGTTTTCCAAGGCCTCTAATAAGGTGTTAGAAGGCGGTCGTGGCTCTACTAAGTCGTCTGCAATTAGTTTGGATATTGTTTATAAGTTTCTGCAAGACCCATATGCTAATGCCTTAGTAATGCGCAAGGTTGCCAACACAATCAATATGTCCGTTTATGAACAAATTAAATGGGCGATATACATGTTACATGTTAATAACCAGTTTGAGTTCAAGAAATCACCTTATAAGATTATTCATAAGGCAACAGGGACGGCAATTTATTTTAGTGGTGTTGATGATCCACAGAAATTGAAGTCGTTCATGATTGCAAAAGGTTACGTTCGTTGGCTATGGTTTGAAGAGTTGGCCGAATTCAATAGCTGGGAAGAAGTCGACACAGTGCGAGCTTCATTCACACGTAAACAGCTCCCAAACGATTTAAAGGTTGAAACGTATTACAGCTATAACCCACCTAAGAACCCGTATGATTGGATCAATGAGTTTGTCGAAAGCAGAAGAAACATGCCTGATTGGTACGTTGATCATTCAACATATAAAGATGTGACACTGCCTAATATTCTAGCTAAGAGCTATCTTGAAGAAATAGAAGCAGTTAAACAAAATGATCCTGACTATTATCGTTGGATGTATCTGGGCGAAGTAGTTGGCTTAGGAACTAACGTTTATAATATTGATTTATTTCATGTCATAGATGAGTTTCCCAGTGATGACCGTTTACTAGGCTTATATTATTCAGTCGATACAGGACACGAAACTTCTGCCACTACGTGCGGTTGTTACGGCTTAACTGCTAAAGGCAACGTGATACTACTGGATAATTATTACTATTCTCCTGCTGGTAAAGCTTATAAGAAATCGCCTACTCAGTTAGCCGAAGATCTAAAAGCGTTCATCGATCGTAATGGGCGAGAGTATGGTATGACGCCTATGAGAATGACAATGGACTCAGCTGAAGGTGCCTTGGATAATGAGTTCTATGCTAAGTATGCTATCCATTGGCACAAAGTAAACAAACTAAAAAAGGTTGACATGGTCGATCGTGTGCAGGACTTATTAGCTCATGGTCGTTTTTTTATGCTCAAAAAAGAAGCTAATAAAATATTCTACGAAGAAAACAAGCGATACCAATGGGACGAGAAGACACTGCAAAGCGATGATCCTAAAGTCATAAAAGAAAACGATCATTGTGCGGATCAGTTCCAATACTTTGTGCGTGATGCTGAACGTGATCTTGGCTTGAAGTGGTAGGGTCTATTACTAACAAATGGACCCTTGAGAATATCGTTATAATAAGCTTTTATTTTGGAGTAATTAACAAAGGGTCGTTTATATTTATAAAACTAAAGAATAATCCCTAAAAATAGGAGGTGAACTATGTCGTTAATTGACAGCATTAAAAATCTATTTCGGAAAGGAGGCGCTAAGGTGGGCGTGATTAAATCACTGACTAACATTACAGACGATGACCGTATATCGATCTCGCCAGATGAATATATACGTATCTCGGAGGCTAAGCGATACTATCGCAACGACTTTCCAAAAGTAAAGTACCGCAATAGTTACGGTCATGAATGTGAGCGTCGTTTATCTAGTCTGAACATTACTAAGATGGCTGCAAGGCGCTTGGCTTCAGTTATCTTTAACGAGCAATGTTCAGTGGCAGTTAACAACAAAGAGAGTGTTTCTAACGGCGATGATGACACTGCTGTTAAGAATGACAAAGCACATGAGTTAATTGATGAAGTGCTGGCTGATAATGACTTTTATACAACATATGAAGAACAATTAGAGCAAGGTATCGCATTAGGTGGGTTTGCTATCCGCCCATATGTGGAAAATGATAAGATCAAATTATCGTGGATCAAGGCCGATCAATTCTATCCATTGCAATCGAATGTGACCGAGATTAACGAAGCAGCAATTGCAGATAAAACAACTGTACAAGATGGCAACAAGAATCTTTATTACACGTTGTTAGAGTTTCACCAATGGATACCTGCAAAAGAAGGTGGCTACAACTATCAGATTACTAACGAGCTGTATGAGTCCGAGGATAAAGGACAAATTGGCGTTAATGTCCCGTTAGATAAGTTACCGAAGTATAAGGGCTTACAGCCAATTAGTGTACTATCTGGCCTAGAAACACCTCTATTTGCATACTTTAAAACACCAGGGGCTAATAATATTTCCCCTGAAAGTCCCTTAGGTTTGGGCATTATTGACAATGCTAAGCATACCGTTGACGCAGTTAATATGACTCACGATCAGTTTGTACACGAAGTAGAAATTGGCAAGCGTCGTATTGCAGTGCCTTCCGAGATGTTAAGGCCGGGCGGACCAATGGCAAGCGGAAATGGTCAGCAAGAGATGCACCCTCCGATGTTCGATAAGAGTACAGATATCTATGAGGCAATGTACGGCGATCCACAGATGAAGATCACTGACTTGACACAGCCTATCCGCAATGTGCAATACCAAGCGACTATGAGTTTCTTTATGCGTGAGTTTGAAAATGAAACAGGCTTATCACAAGGCACATTTACTGCTGATGGTGAGGGCGTTAAGACAGCTACTGAGGTTGTATCTAATAATTCTATGACCTATCAGACACGCTCGTCTTATTTGACACAAGTTGATAAGCAAATTAAAGCACTAGTGCGAGCTATCTTATATACAGCAAGCAATGGTGCCTTATTCAGCAATGGTATTCCTTTATGGACTGGTGATGTGGACAGCACCGAAACAATTGTTGATTTCAACGACGGTGTATTTGTAGACCAGGAGGCACAATTTAATAAAGACATGCAAGCCGTCGATGATGGTATGATGCCACGCGTTCAATTCTTGGTCCGCAACTATCAGCTTGACGAAAAGACGGCTAAAGAGTGGATGGAGCAAGCTAACGAAGAATCAACTGAACGAACTCCAGATGCTTTACAAGAAAGTGCATTATTTGGTGGAGGTGGTACTGATGACGAAGAAGATAACGATGAGCCAGATGAATCATCAGGCCAACAAGATAGCTGATAATTACACCAGATTACAACAAGAATTATTCTATCTGTTAATTGATGCAACTAAAGACACACGTTCGTTGTTAATGGACAGAGAGCACCCCTTAGCGTGGCGTTTCGCTATGTTACAGAAAATGGGCGGGCTTACTGAAGAAGTCGTCCGTATGGTTGCTAAAACGGTTAATATGAGCGAGCAACAAATTAAAAGTTTAATCGAAGATAACGGCTTACAAATCGCGCAGCAAATGAATGGTCAGTTAGCTAATATATTGCAACAGAAAGACAAGCCGATCAGTTCAACTCAACGGCAGATTATTAAGAGTTATGCACATCAAGCTTTTCTTGATATTGATAATAACGTTAATCAAACACTACTCACTACTAATTATGGCGAGAATGCAGCAATGCGGACGTTCCAAGATATTGTTAATCGTACTACCTTGGATATACAGACAGGACGTAAAACACCACAGCGTGCCCTTACAGACAATATTATGCAATGGCAGGACAAAGGTATGAAAACATCTTTAATTGACAAAGGCGGGCATCAATGGAGCTTAGAGGGTTATACACGTACTGTTTTAACGTCGACGTCCTCCCGAGTATTCAACGATGTCCGTATTCAATCGATGAAAGATTTCGATACGGTACTAGCTACAATGACGAGTCATCCGGCTGCACGTGAAGCTTGTTCACATATTCAAGGAAAAGTAGTCTGTTTAGTGCCAACCTCTGACTCGCGTTATATGCGAGCCTATCCATCCATATATGATTATGGTTATGGCGAACCTGCAGGGACGATGGGTATTAATTGCCAACATTACCCATATATCAAAGGTGTATCGCATAACTTTCAAGAGCAATATAATCCGCGTGAAGCACGCCAAAAGATGGATGTGCAACAAAAGCAACGGTACTATGAGCGGTCTATTCGCCACCAAAAGGAAAAGCTAAAAATGGCAAATAAATTGGGTGATGAGAAGGCTCAACGTAAACTAAAGACAAGTATTCGCGGTTATCAGAGCAAGTTACGAGATATTGTCAAAGATAATGATTTCTTGAATCGACAATATGGTCGTGAACGTATCGTAAACAAATAATATTCGACCTGGGCATGTCGTTAAAAGGTCTATTTTTCATGCAACCAAAACCCAGTCGTTGCTGGGAAATAAAAACGTATGGAGGTTATACACATGAAAAGAGAGTTTCTAAAGGATCTAGGTATTGAAGGCGAAGCGATTGATAAGATCATGGCTGAACATGGTAAGGGCGTTCAAGATGCTAACAATCAAGTTGAAAGGCTAACGACTGAACGTGACGGCTTAAAAGAACAACTTGAAGACCATAACAGCCAATTAGAGGACCTTAAGAAGTCGTCCAAGGATAACAAAGAGCTTCAAGATCAACTAGCCCAGCTCCAAGAAGCAAACAAGAACAAAGATGAAGAGTGGCAACAGAAACTGGCTGATCAAAGCAGAGATTTCAAAATCAACGAAGCATTACGTGACTCAAAAGCGCGTAACCCGAAAGCCGTGCTTGGTTTACTGGATTTGGACAAGGTCACAGTGGGAAAAGATGGTAAACTTGAAAACTTTAATGACCAGTTAGAAGAAGTACAGAAAAACGATTCATATTTGTTCGATACCAAAAGCAACCAGGAAGCCGATGGGCCTAAAGGTGTTCAGGTTACTTCTTTAGGTAATCCCAGCGGTGGCAATGGTGGCAATGAACCGACTATGGTTCAGAAGATTGCTCAACGTATGAGCGGAGAAAAATAGAAAGAGGGAATTAAACTATGAGTATTGTTTTAGATAGTAAAGATATGGCAGAAATTGATCAGAAGTTTGCTGCCGAATCTCAAATCTGGCAACCACTAATGGCAGGCGCTAAGAGCGTTACTGCTGCTGATTTTGTGGGTGTCAATGAAGTACGGATCAACAAAATGGACGGCTTAATGCAGCCTAAAGAATATGTACGTAACGGCGATAATACTCGCTCCAAGGTAAACATGACTAAAGAAACAGTCAAACTTACACATGAAGACTGGATTGGATACGATCTTGATGAGTTGGACACATCTGAAAACGGTGCATACCAAGTTGCCAATGTTGTTTCTGAACATCAACGCCGGGTAACTATCCCGCGCCGTGACAAGGTGGCAATGCAGGTCTTAGCCGATAATGCTGGTAAAAACGTTACTGATACTGTTACGGCTAAAAATGTGTTGGATGTATACGACGATATTGAAGCATATATGCTTGATCATGAGATCCCAGGCGGATATGTCTTATTTGCATCTGCTGGCTTCTATAAAGCCTTGAAAAATGCAAAGGACATCGCCCGTTCCTTTTCTGTAAATACACAAAACATCAACGGCATTGATCGGAGTGTTGCACAGCTTGACGGCGGTGTTCCGATTTTGCGCGTGGCTAAAGATCGCATTAGTGGTTTGGACATTGGGGGCACAGTTAACTTTGCCTTAACTCCATTAACTGCTATTGCACCGATTGTAAAATATGATGACGTTTCAGTTATTTCACCAGAAACAGACCGCAGCGGTTACCGGTACACGATCAAGGGCTTATCCTACTATGATGCAATCGTATTGGATAATGCTAAAGCTGGTATCTATACAGGTATCACACCAAAAAGTGATGGTGGCTCGGGAAAATAACACCGCCGACAGTCGGCAAGGTTAAGGTCGGCGCTGCCAGATTAACATAATAAGAAAGAGTGAATATATATGGCTGAAGCAGTTGAATGGAAAAAGATGATTTAATCACATCCGAAAAGTTGAATAAAATGCAACAAGTCGCTGGACCTAAAGGTGCTGACGCCAAGCAAATCAAAGTCGGTGTTATCAACGAAGATAAGAACGGCGTAGTTACTGGTGCAAAGGTCACTTTCACCGATAACACAACCGTGGACTTTTCTGTTAATAAAGCTACTAAATAACAGTGCTATGAGGCGCATTCCAAGTGCGTTTCAGTAGTTTAAACGTACGATCGCCCACAAAATGAACAATGAGAACGCCTAGTTCTGGCGGTTTCGAGGAGGTGCCGAATGGCTTATTTAACATTTGAAGAATATCAAGCGTTAGGTTTTATTGCTGATGATCTAACTGAAGACAAATTCAATAAATTAGAGGTCGTTGCTGAATCATTATTTGACATTGCCACCAAGAGCTTTTACCGTATGAACGACCTTGAAAGTGATGTAAAGTGGCGTAAGGATTTATTCAAACGCGCTCTTGCTCAACAGATCAGTTTTTCAAATTATACGGGGCTAACAACGCCTTATGAAATATCTCAAAGCAGTGTACAGCGTGTTTCTGTTGGTCGTACTACTGTAGAGGGCCTAAGTCCACAGCAGGACGTTTAGGTATTTATGGAATAGCATACACTTTACTAGCTCAAACAGGGCTCATGTATCGAGGTGTTAGCTCATGCTATTGATACCGACAAGTATGGCCAAACAACAGATCACTTTAAAACGATTCACAGGTCAATCGAGCGGGGTTTATCCGGAACCGACATACGATGATCCGATCACGATTCAAAAAGTAGTCTTTCAACCACAAACGATATATACAGGGACGAACAACGACAGGCAGATAGTTGCCAATGCCGTTGTTTTTTTGTACAACCACATCTCTCAACCGATCCCTAAATTATCGAAAGCAAACATTGGTTCCAAGATCACATTTGAAGGCGAAGAATACACCGTACAGAAGATTGTAGATAACCGCCAACCGTTTAGTAACGAACTGTGGTCGTATGAGCTGGAGGTGCTTTAAATGGCTATTGAGGTACATGTAGACCTAACCGGCTTGCATCGTAAATTAAGCCGACAGGCACTTATTAGAGGGCGTAAAGCCTATATGAATGACGCACATCAAGCGATGGAGCAGTTTGTACCCAGGTTAGAAGGTAACTTGCGCAAAAGCTCAGTCATGGCGTCAGATGGCTCATATATTGATTATGTTATGCCGTACGCTAAAGCACAGTTTTATGGCGTTGTTAGTGGGCATAAAGTTCACAATTACACGACATTGGGAACAAGTAAGCGATGGGATTTACGGTTAAAAGCACGTAAAGACTTAATGCAGAAATGCAATGAAGCGTTTATCAGTGGAGCGGGGTGGAAACAATGACGGATTTAAGAGAACAGTTAGCTAATAAGATTCAACAAGATTTAGGGGTTCGATTAGTCGCCGGCTTCCTTAACCCGCAGAATGATACGCAATTTGCCTTAACTCGCCTGCCAGGTTCGCATATTGTCGATGAAGACTTTGAAGGTACGCAAGAAGTCCTTTATAATTTTGAGATCGTGAGGCAGGTTCCCGTAGGTGATTATAGTGCCTTGCAAGAAGCGCAAGACCAATTAATCAAGATCAGCAACTATTTAGATGACTTGAGTAGTTTGGCTTTAAAGGGGCAATCCCAACCTGCAGGCTTTCAGTTTGTGGGTATTGAAGTCCAATCCGAGCCGGCAGAGCTAACGATTGATATTCAAAACGTAAAATGTGGCCTTGAAATCGGGGTCACGATCATAAAAAACAAATATAGAAATGAGGAATAAAATATGGCTGAAGAAATGCCTACAAGTACTGGCGAATTTACCCTAAATTATGAAAATAAATACGAAATTGACGTTCTTTCCCACAAGACACTAGATGATGTCGAGGAAGCAAAGTTCGTTCCTATTGCTGGTGGTGTTAATGATGCTACACCTTCGTACAATGAAACATCTAGCAATGATGAATATTATGATGGAGAAGGCTGGCAAACAACTGATGTTACCGCTAAGCGTTTGCAATTGCAATTTAAGGGGCACCGCAAACAAGGTGATGAAGGTCAAGATTATGTTGTGTCTAAGCAATATTCAATTGGTTCTGATTTGAAGACGTTGTTCCGCTGGACTGCAACAGACGGTACAGTATTGACTAGTGTTATTAACATGTCTGCTATCGTTCCTTCTGGTGGTGCACCAGGGGCTAAGCAGACATTCTCGTTTAACGCTGATTTTGACGGTAAGCCGGACATCAAACATCCGGACGATGACTCGGGAAAATAACAACCCCGATCGTCGACCAAGGCGTGGTCGGGGAGACCAAGCTAGAAAAGTAATTTAATAAAAAAACAGAGACGAGTAGAAGTGAGACGAAAAAGGAGATCAAAATAATGGTTTTAAAACTTAACATTGACGAGCAGATTCAAAATGAAGCCGAGATTACTATTGCAGGTCAAAACCGTACGGTTGCTTTTAACGATGAATTTCGTGAAGCAGCCATTGAAACACTGACTCAAATTGATGAGATCTTGAAAGATGTTGATGAGCTGATGAAGGAAGACAAAGACGGCAATTCTAAATTTAATGATCTTTCAGTTGACGAGCAGAAAAATAAATATAATGGCATGATGGGTCAAATGCGTGATTGTGCGATCGCTTTCTTTGACCGTTATTTAGGTGAAGGCTCGGGTCAGCAGATATTTGAACATTACCATTCAGACACCATGGCAATCATGAAAGCTATCGGTATCTTACGCGATCAGGCAGATGAATTGTTGGCAAATGATAATCGCGAAACTCGTCGTGCCAAAGAAAAAGAATACACGAAAAACGGTAAAGCTAAAAGTAAGCGGTGATGTAAGTGCTAAGTCTAACGGACAATTCGCAAGATGAGATCAAACATAACGGTCATGTGTATGTGCCTAACCTGTGTTTCGATAATGTCCTACAATTTTATAAGTTAATGGACGATGATGATGTAAGTCAATCGGACAAAGTGCTGTTTGCTTTTGAGTCTTTCTATGGGCAAGAAGCGCTTGAACATGTGGTTGATAATGAAGATACTGACTTTTTAATTGAAGCGGTGCAGATTGTGACTGATTACATTAATGAGGATCCATACGGACAATTTCAGACCGGGGTGGGTAGCGATACACCTAACCGGTCTTTTTCTTATATACAGGATGCTGAAATGATCTATGCGGGTTTTATGCAACAGTACGGTATTGATTTAGTCGAAGAACAGGGCAAAATGCACTGGGACAAATTCAAGGCCTTATTGCACGGCTTGACAGATAAGACATTGTTCAAGCAAATCATTCAGATTCGTGAAACAGAAACAAACGATATTGAAGATCAAAAAGAGGTTCAGCACATACGTGAATTACAAGATTATTATGCGTTAACCGAAGGCATGTCCGTTGAAGACCAAGCACAATCACAAGATGATATATTTGCTGGGATTGTCGGTGCAGTGGAAGGAGGTTAGACATGGCAAGCGATGGAAGAATAAGAATTGATATAGACATGGCCGTTGATAAAGCCATGCAAGAGGCTAACAAAGTTGACAAGCGCCTTGAATCAATCGGTCAAGGCACTGGCGATCAGTTAAGTGAAGATTTCAATGCGAATGCTGAAAAGGTATCTGATAAATCAAGCTCAACTTCTAAGAAAGTCCAAGATGATTTTTCAGATCCTGTTAAACAAAAACTAGAGGCCGATGACAGTAATTTAAGTGAGAAAGTAGCAAGCGCTAAGGCCTCACTTGAAAAGCTCCCTGACGAAGAAATAACGCGTTTGAAAGCAGATGCCGAAGATGCAGGCATTACTGATTTCGACAAATTACTGGAAGCTTTGCCGGAAGAAGAGATCACCAAATTATTGGCTAAAGCTGAAAAAGGCGAAGTTATTGATTTCGATGAACTGATCAACGAAGTTCCGAAGAAAAAGACTACCAACTTAAAAGCTGATGCCGAAGAGCATGGCATTGTCAATTTCGATAAATTACTTCAAAAGTTGCCTAAGAGTGTCCGAACTAAGCTCGAAGCGATGGCTGAGGAAGATGAAGTCATCGACTATGAGAAACTTTTGCATAGCATACCCACAAAGTATTTAACTGAACTTGAATTGAACGACAACGCAAGTGAGGGCTTACGTAATATCCAGAATGAGGCCGAAGAAACAAAAAACAAATTTGGCAGATTAAAGGATATCATCAAGGGTTCATTTATTGGCGGTGCAGTCTTGCAAGGTGTATCTGCTATTGGTGGATACCTAAAGGATACAGCTGGGGAAGCAATGAATGCTTCTGACGCTATGCAAGGCTTCCAAGCTACAATGGAGTTAGCTGGTAAAAGTAGTAAGACAATTAAAGCAGTTGGTAAAGATGTTAAGCAATATGCTGATGAGACAGTATATGATCTACAAGATGTTTCCAACACAACCGCTCAGTTAGCTGCGAACGGTGTCAAAGGTTACGAGAAACTAACCGAGGCAGCCGGGAACCTAACTGCGGTTGCTGGCGGAACGAAGGATGATTTCAAATCCGTCACCATGGTCATGACCCAAACCGCTGGTGCAGGTAAGTTGACCACAGAAAACTGGAATCAGCTAACCGACGCAATCCCTGGTGCTTCTGGCAAATTACAAGAGGCAATGAAGAAAAACGGTGCTTATACCGGTGATTTCCGGGACGCAATGGCAGACGGACAGATCAGTGCTAAAGAGTTTAATAAAGCGATTGAAGAGCTCGGTATGACTGACAAGGCTAAAGAGTATGCTAAAGGCACTGCTGCCTTTGAGGGTGCTTTTGGTAACTTGAAGTCTGAAGTGGTTAATGGCGTGCAAGCGATGATCGATGCGGTTGGCAAAAGTAACATCACCGGCGCAATTAATGGTCTTGCTGGTGGTGTATCAAAAGCTTTTGGCCTAGTAGTTAGTTCGGTAAAGCCTATTAAAGAGGCATTCAAAGACTTTGGAAAAGCCTTCAAAGACAATGTTGTTACACCAATGGACGATATGGAGGTTGCGAACATCTTTGATGATATGGGCAAAGGCTTTTCATCTGTTGGCAAAGCATTAAAGCCAGTCGCTAAAGCAGTGTCAAATTTTTTTGGTATGTTTGCAGGTGCAACAGTTCGCGTTTGGTCATCATTGTTTGATGGAATAATTAAAGGCTTTACAGACACCGGAGATAGTGCTGATAAAACTAAAAAGAAAATGAATTTCAAGGGCATTGCTGGCACAATTAATAAAATATCTGATGCCGTGAATGAATGGTTTTATAATTTATCGGCAGTTTATGAGCCCTTAGGCAAAATCATTGGTATCATTGCCAAAAGTGCCTTTGATACTTTTGCAGATATTATAAGCGGTGTGGCAAAACAGTTTGGGGAATTAGCAGATAAAGCAAAATCTGGCAAAGGGCCGTTAGGGACTATCGCAAAAGTTCTAACTAACTTATCAAAGCATGAAAAAGGTTTGTCACTAGTTGGTAAGGCTATTGGATACATTGGTACTTCCATTTTTGCATTAAAGGGTGCAGGCAAAGTCTTGTCCGGCGTTTCGTCGGCAGTTGGTGCATTAACAAGATTGCCAAAATCTATTGGCAAATTAGGCGGTGAAATTGCCTATAAACTTAATGTGAAAACGAAGCCGGCTCGCAAGGCTATTTCAACCTTTGCCACATACGCTAAAAAAGCCGGTGGTGGCATTAAAAAGGCGTTGACATGGTCAGCTAAAGTCACTGCTAAAGCTGCTAAAAAAACGGTGCGTGGTTTAGTGACTGTTGCTAAAACAACTGGTAGGGGCATACGTCTTGCGTTCAACTTTCTAAAGGCCAATCCGTTTGTGTTGATCGTGTCGGCAATCGCTGCGGTCATTGCAATTTTAGTCGAACTATATAAGCACAACAAAAAGTTCCGCAAGTTTGTTAATGGCATTGTTAAGTCGGCTAAAGGTATTTTCTCAGGTGTTACAAAATGGTTTGGGAAAATGAATCGTGGTGCCGTTAAACACGTTAAGAATCTATGGAATGGTACAAAAAAACATTTTTCCAACGGTTGGAATAATGTAAAAAAATGGACTAAAAACGGCAAGGATAATATCGTTAGCGGTTTTAATAACATGCGAAAAAATTCAATCAAACACGCCAGATACCAATGGAAATCAACTAAAAGTCATTTCAAAAGTGGTTGGAAAAGCGTTAAAAAGTTAACTGGTGACGGCAAAAATGCAATCATCAATCAGTTTAAAAATATGAAAAAGAATTCTAATTCGGCAGCTAAATCAATGTGGAAAACTGCAAATAGAGATTTTAAAAATGGTTCTAAAGTAAACCAAAATCTTACCAAGACAATGAAAGATGTTGTCAACGGTCACTGGGGCAATTTAAAAGGTGACCTGTCAAGAACTGGAGCAAGTATTAAGAAAACAGCTCACGATCATTTTGCAGGTATGTATAACAGTCTTAATAAATTGAGTGGTGGTAAGCTCGGTGTCTTAAAAGACAAGTTCACAAACTTTGGTAAAAGCGTCAAAGGTATATTCAAAAGTATCAAAGATTCGATTAAAAAACATATTAAGAATGGTATTAATGGCGCTATTGGGTGGTTAAACAAAGGCATCGGCGGTATTAATTCAATTATTCATACTTTTGGTGGATCTAAAAACGCTATCCATAAAATCAAGAAATTGAAGTCTGGTGGTTCTGGCTATCGTGGTATTGCACAAGTTAATGACGGCAACGGTGAAGAGGCTATCCTCAAGGGTGGCCAAGCTTATAAAGTCACTGGTAAGAATGCTTATGTCAATTTGGAAGGCGACGAAACAGTCGTCCCACATGAGGCCTCTCGCTCGATGTTTGGTGAATCTATCGCACATTATGCAGGTGGTTCAAAGAACTGGTTTAGTTCATTGACTGGTTGGGTTAAAGATAAGTGGGACGGTATCGTCAATTTTATCAAGCATCCGATTAAATCGCTGGGCAATATCGTAACTAATGCGATGGGACGTATCAGAGGCTCGGAATTGGTTACTAAAGTTACACCGGCCTTAGGTCATGGCTTAGTCAAAGGTATTTCTGGCGCATTCGTTAAAATGCTCAAGAAGTTGAAGAATAAACACGATGAAGACAAAGATGCACCAAAAGGCGCTGGTGTACAACGCTGGAAAGGCCAAGTGAAAGATGCCTTGAAAGCTAATGGCTTATCAACTAGTACAGCTATGGTTAACAAAGTTTTACGTCAAATTGCTACTGAATCTAGTGGTAATGAAAAAGCGGTGCAGGGTAATATTGGCGATAATAACAATAAAACTGGTGACCTTGCTAAAGGCTTGATGCAAACAATTAGCACTACATTTTACGCCAATGCATTTAAAGGACACCACAACATTTTTAACGGGTATGATAACTTGCTTGCTGCTTTACGTTATGCGAAAAAGCGTTATGGCTCTAGCCTGTCGTTTCTAGGCAATGGGCACGGCTACAACGAGGGCGGACATCCCAAATATCCACAATTAGCTTGGTTGTCTGAACATAACCCTGAGTATGTAGTCAATGCACGAAAAGACAGCGCTGATGGTTTGTTGATGGATGCCTTGAATGAGCGTGCAGCGTTTGCACCTAATTCGTTGAGTGCCAAGATTGCCGGTGTGGTTAGAAGTGTACAGGCTTCTAATGGGACAATGACACAGCCAACCTTGACTGGTTCTAACAGTCAATCAAGCAATCAAGAGATCGTCATGCACGATTATGGTGAGAAACTGGATAGCCTCGGCAAGAAGTTGGATGCTATCGTTGACAAGCGTGTCACAGTTGACGGCCAAAGTTTTTCAAAAGCATATGAGAACTATGGATCAGTTCAGCGTGTCCAACGTCAACAGTTTAATGACAGGGGGTTAGCAATCAATGCCAACATCTAATAAAGATTACGGCTTTACTTTTAATGGGCATCATTCATCAGATTTTGGGTTGAAAGTCATGTCCGATAAAGCTGTTACTTTGCCTGCTAAAAATAAGGTCACAGTTCAATTGCCATATGCTAATGGCTTGATTGACCTGTCAGATATATACGGCAACAACTCGTACGGTGAGCGAACAATGACTGTTTCATGCCGATTATATACAGGCAGACTTGATTATATGGCAACACAAAATATGTACCACGTGATTACCGATTGGTTAATGGGTACAAAGGGCAAGACGAAGTTAATTGACGACGCTGATCCTTACCGTTTTTATTTAGCTGAAGTTGAAGCCGCGCCTACGATCACAGAAGGATCTGTATACTCAACCATTGCAGTTGTGTTCCAGTGTTATCCGTTTTTGTTCCATCCGAATGAATATAATGAGCTTTGGGACACATTTGACCTTATCAATGGAGTCATGCAACCAACTGAATATGACATAAGTGGATCTGAAAGCATTGTGCTGGTCAACACCGGCGAAGCGCAAATTAACTTGATTTGCGACGCCAGTTCAGACTTTAGGTTAAATATTGATGGTGTCATTTGTCCCATTTCAGCAGGCATGACCGATAACATGGACGTCCAACTTCAACCCGGTGAGAATCACATTAAAGTCACCGGCAACGGTACGCTCAAACTTGACTGGACAGAGGAGGTAATTTAGTGGCACGTGGCTTTTGGATAATATTAAGGCAAGGGTTGAATGCTAAACAAGAATTTTCTCTAAACTCGGACACATCAAGTGGTCGGAGGTTGATGTCGGCAGTTGTCACTAAAAGTGTGGATAGCTACCCAAGTTTTACATTTTCACTGGATCCATCACATCGAGAGTATGCGAACATCTTTCCATACCAATCTTTTGTTAGGGTTTACCGACCGGACACTCAAATTATGATCTTTGAAGGGCGTGTCTTAACTTCAAATGACCAAATGGATAGTTCCGGGGCAATTAGTAAAGAAGTGACATGTGAGAGCTTAGAAGGCTTTTTACACGACAGCACACCGCCGTTTAAAGAGTTTCACAACACCACAATTAAGAACTTTCTAAAGTGGCTTGTGGATGAACATAACAAGCAAGTCGAAGATTTCAAGAAAATTAAATTGGGCAAGGTCACTGTCACGAATAGCACCGATAATGTCTATCGATTTATCGACGAGACCAAAGACACATATGAAAACATCAAAGGAAAGTTAATTGATCGCCTTGGAGGCGAAATCAGAGTCCGTCATGAGAATGATGGCCTCTATTTAGATTACATGCCTCAAATTGGCAGTACAAACAAGCAAAGCATTGTTTTAACGCAAAACATGGTCTCACTAGCTCGTTCAGTTGATGCGCAAAGTGTTGTGACGGTGCTAAAGCCTTTAGGAGCCACACAGGAACCAGCAGAGGGCGAAGCTAGTTCAGACAACGCAGAAGTTGCCTATCCTCGGTTGAATATTTCAAGTGTCAACAACGGCAGTCTTTTTTTGGAAGATAAAGCATTGATTGCACAATTTGGACGGAAAACAGCCACGCAGGTGTGGGACGATGTGACGACTACAAGTGCTCTACTTTCTAAAGGCAAAAAGTTCCTTGCAAGCCAAGCTAACATCAACATGCAGCTTCAAGTCGGTTATGTCGATTTGGCATTTATCTCACCCAGCAAATTTTCTATGCTTGATTGTGGGGACACCGTACATGTCAATAACAAACTTCAAGGCATCGACATGGAGCAACGCATAACTGGTCTAACATTGGATTGTTTGAGCGTCGCTAATTCATCACTCACATTAGGCGCTAATGCGATGAATGGTTCCACTTATGAAGCTATGTTGAACAAACAACGTAATGCTGAAAGTAGCAACTTTCTTAATAAGCTGAATGCTTATCAGTGGTCGCTTGCCAATATTTCTGAACAAGTCAAGAACAAGGCAACATCGACAGACATTAAAAAATTGCAAGATCAAATCGACAAGCTTAATCAAGGAAGCTGGACAGCCGGCACACAGTTCATGGATATATCAGACTATCAAAGCGCGTTTACCCAGCAGAACTTTGACACACTTTATTCGCAAGGCATTAAAGGTGTGATTATCAAGCTAACGCAAGGTTCGGAAAGTGGAACTGATTATGTAAATGGGTATTTTACCAACCAAAAAGGATATGCAATCAATGCCGGCATGAAGTTCATCGGGACTTACCATTATCTCACTTCAACCAGTGTTGCTAATGCGCAAGATGAAGCTAGATGGTATCTTAAGCAACTTCAAGCAAACAACATTTCTAAAAGCACCATCGTGGCGTGTGATGTTGAAGCTGGAACTTTATCCAGTGATAAAACGGCGCTGACTAATGAAGTTAAAGCGTTTAATAAAGTTCTGTCAGACGCTGGCTACACTAATACGGCCGACTATAGCTCAAGCTCGTGGATGGGCACACGCTTCACATCACAGTCTAAGTACAAATGGATAGCTAGTTGGGGTGTTTCTACACCACCACAAGGTGCAGACGCTTGGCAATATAACAATACGTTTAATGGAATATCGCTTGACGTGGATAAGTCCTACAATGAGGCATTTATTTAGGAGGTTTTTAAGTGACAAATTTAAAAAGAGAAATAGAATTCCCTAATGACTATGATAAGAAAAAAGTTGATTCACGGACACAAATTAGAAGTAATGCAATTCGTGATTATAAAGCAGCGCGTTATGGTGGTGACATACGTGAGGCAATGGCAGATGGTGTTGATATTAGTAGTGTGATTGCTACGGAAGCTAATGATAATAGCAAAAGCGCTAAGTTAATCGCAAACGGCACTCAGAATCGTCTCGACGCCCAAATCAACGGTCAGGACAAGGATAACGAAAGTAAAGACGCCCGTGTCTCCAAGGCAGATGGCAAGACGTACAACATATTGAAAGACCGCCTAGACGCGATGGACAAGAAACCGCAGCAGGCAGTGGATGACTTAGAAATCGGCGGGACTAATTTGCTTACCAATTCGGACGTGTGGTCGACAAATGACGAAATCACATTTTATAATAATGACTTGAGCATAGATATCGCTGCCTTCGTGGGTAAGCACCTCACGCTGTCTTTTCAGTTTGATGTTGATAAGGTAACCTCAGTATCTAGTTTTAGCAAAATGTTGATGAATATGACTTTCTATAAAGATGATGAAAAGATTGGCACCTATAACTGCTGGAGTAGAGCTCTTGAAACAGGTGATAGTTTCCATGGGAAGCGTATCAGTAACACGATTACAATACCTGAAGGGACTAACCGCATAGGCAGTATTGGAGTGAAGTCTAAAGGAATCAAGGGAAAAAATTTAAAATTTGGTCGTCCCAAAATCGAACTAGGCACTAAAGCTACCGACTGGTCACCAGCACCAGAAGACTCACACCACCACCAAGCTTTCAGGAAGGGCACACGTTTCTTTGCTCACCGGGGAAACACAAAACAAGCTCCTGAAAACTCACTCCCTGCAATCAAGCGTACGACTGGCTTTGCTGGCGTCGAAATTGATATTCATGCAACCAGCGATGGGCGCTGGGTGGTGATGCACGATGGGACAGTCGATAGAATGACAAATGGAACAGGCGTGATAGCCTCGTTTACTTTCAATGATCTGAGAAAATTGAGAATTGATGTAGGTAACGAATTCTTTGAGCATTGGCGAGATTCAGACTTACTCATCCCAACATTAGAAGAGGCTTTAATTATATGTAAAGAAAGGCAATTGATACCGATTATTGAAATTAAAAAAGATGCAGGAGAAGTTTACACATCTGATAATTTTGATAGTTTGACTAATATAATTAAACAATTTGGTGTTGAAGACGAAATGATTTTTATTTCGTTCGATTACAACAGCTTAAAAGAAGTTAAGAAACGCATGCCTTTAGTTGAGGTTCAATATTTAACAAGTGACTTGACTAGTGGCCTAATTTCGCAAGCTCAACAATTAGGTGTTAATAGTGGCTTAGACGTTGAGTACTCGGCTGATAATCTAACCAATGGCAATGTCTTAAAAGCACATCAGGCTGGTTTGAAAGTCGGTGTATGGTGTCCTAATGATGATAGCACACGTAATAGTTTGTTAAGCAAAGGCGTAGATTTCATTACCACAAACGCTAGCAGTGGTGAACTAATGTGGCACTATTTAAACGAAAATGATATGTGGCATGGTTGGTATAACATTCAAAACCCACACTTTAGTAGTTATGTTCGCGAGGTAGCACCAGGTGAGATTGAAATAGCGTTCAATATCAAAGGCGGCACCCGCAAGCAAGGGACGGTTGTCTTCACACTGCCTGACTGGGCAAAGCCAGTTGATGACAGATGGCTATCTTGTGCAGTTAGAAGGTCTGGTGGCGTTGATATGGGCACAGTTGATATTAATTTTAGCGCTGACAAGAAGACTGCAGAAATGTCTTGTGGTCTAGGCTGGGACGCTGTGCCAGATGATGAAAGCAGTGATTACTGGGTATCTGGTGACTTGTTCTACCACATTTAAGGGGGTGTTAATTTGGTTAAATTTACGCAAGCACAAAAAAATGAGTTCGATAAACTATACACGAAAAGGAATAGTATGACATTGCTTGACGTACTGCAAGAAGTGCAACGCAATGAGCTAGGCTATCCTGTTTTATATCTGTATTTATTCAGTGGCGAAAATGATTGTGCCAATCAAGATAATTTCGCAAAAGTTTGGTTAGACCCTAGTTTGATAACGATCAAGTTTGACATGTATTATTTGGTATTGTTTCCACAAATGTACATTGCTTTAGACCCCGATGGAAAAGTAGAATTTACTCAGAAATGGGACTTTAGCATTGCTTATCAGAAAAAATTTACGCAAGTTGACATCGACCAAATGCAACAGCGAGACGAATTTAAGAATCGCATTAGCCTTAATGCTTGCAAGGTTGAAGTTGAAGCTGACGATGTTAACTATCCGCCAGAAGTCGACACAGACGATTCTGGGGACGATAGCGAAGATGTGGATGATTCTACCACAGATGATGACAGCGTGGCGTCTGATGGCTCAGATGACGACCCTAAAGTAGATGAAGCAGTCGCTGATGAAAGTGAGCTAAAAGGTTAAGAAGGTGTATATATGGCAGATGAGAAACCGTGGACAATAAAACAGCGATTTGTCAAGGATGGTTGAATTGCAAGTAAAATCAGACCAAATTAGAAACAAAATCAACAGTTTAGAGAATGTAAAAAAAAGAAATTGAATTACTTCAATTATAGACGTGAGAGAGTGGTAAAAGATAATCAATTAATTTTTATGAATATAGTAGTAAGGCATCTGGCACAAGCTAGGTGCTATTTTTGTGCAGAAAGAAGGAAGGAGACAAATAAGCCATGAGGAAACTATATCTTGGCAACGGCAATAAGCAGTTCAAATTTGCTGATACCACAACTGAAATACACTTAAATGCGTTCGATGATGGTAGCGCAGCAACTTTAACATCAGGCGCAAAGGTCAGAATCAAAAACGACTCTGGCTATCTGCTGGGGATAAGTGCCAGTATCACGGACAATCATGCTGTTATCACTAGTGGTCAATTGTCTAATTTGCCAGTTGGAAGCTATCTGATTGAATTGTGGGACACCGTAGATGGTGGTACTGCAATCTATCCTAGTGAGGGATTTCTAGCATTACGAATCAACGAGAACGTCACTGGTCTGTCTGGGGGAATTGTCAGCAGCATTACTGTCGATGATTTCGTTCAGCAATTCAGTAGCCTAAGCGAACAACTCAAACAGCAAGTTTCCGACGCAGTTGCCAATGGTCTTAAAGGTGAAAAGGGTGACGATGGCCTATCTGCTTACCAAGTTGCAGTAATCAATGGTTATCAAGGATCACAAACGGAATGGCTTGCCTCTCTCGTTGGAGATAAAGGCGATACTGGCGACAAAGGAGATCCGGGGAAAGACTTCCAAATTGTGAAGACATTCCCGTCCATTGCTGAAATGAATGGTGATGGTTTTTCTGATGGTGACTTCACCATGATTGCAAGTGATGTCAATGACCCAGACGATGGCAAGCTTTACGTTTGGAACGGAACAGGATTCACCTATGTTGCTGACCTAAGTGGTTCACAAGGGATCAAGGGTGACACTGGTGAAAAGGGTGACCCTGGCGATAAAGGCGAAACCGGAGAACAAGGTCTTTCTGCTTATCAGGTTGCTGTGAATGCTGGCTTTCACGGCAGTGTCGATGAGTGGCTGACCTCGCTCGTTGGTGCTAAGGGTGACACAGGTGAAAGCGGTAAAGACGCAGTAATCAATGTCGTTACCCAATCACAGTATGATTCATTGGCTGACAAGTCTGGTGTTTACTTTATTGAGGGGTGATTAAATGCCAACTATTAATGGTAAAGCGTGCGTTGTTAATGGCAAGACAGTCGACAAGGTGTTCAGCAATGGTAGGCAAGTTTATGGGAGAAATCTTTTCCTAAATTCTAAAGCACTTGAAACTACCTATCACGCAAATAGAGCGAAGGTAACGGTAGAACCTTTTGATGACACTACTAACATGTGGCATATTGCGGTTCCACAAGGCATTGGTGATAATTTTGGCATGTATCTTTGGAATTATGGCAAGGGAAAAGTACCAGATAATTCAGATTGGTCTTATAGCGCTGATATTAAAGGTATCGGTGATATTGAAAAGTTTGGTCTAGAAGTTAGTAGCAGAAACCCAGTAGTAGGTACTGTCGGTAGTGAATGGTCTCGTATCAGTCAAACTGGACAGATTGGCCATCCTTGGCAGAAGACAATTGTCATGTATTTTGATACTACTAATAGTCCATTAGACGTTTATATCAAACTACCTAAGCTAGAAATTGGTAACACACCCACTCCTTGGAGCCCAGCACCAGAAGATGTCATGTAATTAAGAAAAAAGGAAGAAGGAATTAAATTGACACCAGTAACAACAGTACCGTTTCACAATTTATTGTTTCAAAACATGAGAAGTATGGTCGATAACAAAATGATAATCGTTTTTCTAATTGTGATTATTCTGGACATTTTCACTGGATATGCTAAATCATTCCTAGCCGCGGATACAATGGCTAAGACGCAAAGCACTAAGGGGCTTAACGGGTTGATCAAACATGGATTAGTAATCTTGATTATTTTAGTTTTGTATCCTTTGATGACTGCGATGGGTTATGAAAGCTATGCTGATATAGTTGTAGCATTTTATATCCTAAATTATTCAATCAGCATTTCAGAAAACTTAGGACAAACAGGTATTCCAATTCCTAGTTGGTTAAAAAATAGATTAGCTAAACTACAAAAGGACTATGATCACAGCGATGATAAGGGGGATAAATAAATGAGCTATCCAAAATTTATTGATGTTGCAAGTTATCAGCCAGACACTCTAGCATATTTTCGAGCTGCTAAAAAATCAGGCATTAAAGCCGTTATCGTTAAGTTGACCGAGGGTGGAACTGGTACAAAGTACGTTAACCCGAAAGCAACTAAGCAAATTAAGAACGCTAAGGCTGCTGGTTTGATCGTTCACACGTATCATTTCCTAAGAGCAACGTCTGACAATGACGCTCGTGGTGAGTGTCGCTATTATGTGCAACAAGCTAAAGCACGTGGTATTGGTGATGACTCAATCATGGCTATTGATGTTGAAGCTGGGAACTTAACACATAATAAGTCAAAACTAACCAGTTATATCAACAGTTTTACAGATGAACTTCATAAGCAAGGTTATCCTAACATTGCAATCTATTCTAATACAAGTTGGTTCACTACTCGCATTGACCGCAGTAAAACAATTGCACGTTCATTCTGGTGTGCCGCATATGGTGTTAATCAACCAGGCATTGACGATGCAGCAGCATGGCAATATTCATCTAACTTTAGGATCAATGGTTCACGGACTGATGTTTCTTATGACTTTACTGGCTTTTATACTGGCGGCGCTAAAGGAATAGCTGCAAAACCACAGCCTAAACCAAAGCCACGAGCACAATGGGTTAATAATAATGTAACTTATAAGCTTAAAACGGCTGTTAAGCTCCGTAAGGGTGCTTCAACTAGTTCGAGTGTATTAACTACTTTACCAGCTGGTAGCGTGGTTAAAACCGATCGTGCTATTATCCAAGGTGGTTATCGTTGGGTACGTCAGCCACGTTCAGGTGGATATGGGTATCTTGTAACTGGTCCAGCTTCTAATACTCTAGAATATGTAACAACAGTCAAGAATGCAGCTAAACCTGTTACACGAGTTTATACCGTTAGATCTGGTGATAACCTGTCAGTGATTGCTAAAAGGCTTGGTGTATCCACTAGTTATCTACAAGGTAAGAATGGTATTAAGAACGCTAATATGATTTTTGCTGGTCAAAAACTAAAATATTAATGATATAATGTTTCTTGGTAGTTTAACCCCTACCAAAGATTATTATTATGTGTATCGCGTCTGCCATCAACCCGGCAGGCGTTATTTTTTTGTGCAAAATGCTTTCCTTTTGAAGTATATCTTATGGTAGAATATAGCTAGTTAAGGGAGGAATAGCCATGGGTAACTTATATATAAAGTTTTTTCGCGGTGTTAACGATAACTTATTTAGCTCTTTTAGAGAAGTTTTTGTGTCGGTAGCGAATAAAAGTGTAAGAAAAAAAGCTAATTTAAAAGAATATTTGTCTTTTTATGACGTCAATAGAAAAAACGATTATGAGAAAATAAAAAAAGATTACCAAAAAATAGGTGACGACTTGTTTGGAGAGTTAAACAATTATGAACGAAGAAAAGGGTACAAACTCACAACGAGAAAGTAGTAATGATGTGGACCAGGTTGTTGATAAGGTCAATGAAATGCCTGACGATCAAAAAGAAATAACAATGTCCAAACTAGAAATGTATTCTGGCCCGATTCCCCACCCTCGTTATTTAGAACAGTATGAAAACTTAGATCCAGGTGCTGCAAAATTAATTATTGAAAATGGTGTTGATGAATCTAAATATCGTAGAAATCTAGAAAGTAAAACGCTCGAGTTTTCTCGTCAAGATCATAAACGAAGGGATTGGATGGGTTTTATAATAGGAATAGTTGCAATTATCATCAGTTGCATATTGATTTATAAAGACCATGTGGTTACCGGAACTATTTTTGGCGGTTTTACAGTAATTAGTTTGGTTTCTTTATTTGTAGGTGGTAATGTCTCAGATGAAGAAAGTTCAAAAGATGAGTAGAAAATAAAAAACTTCAACTTATACCAAAGCCCCGAGCAATCAGAGGCTTATTTTTGTGCTTTAAAAAATCTTTCTATATGATTAACGGATATATTATTAATCCATGCTGTACAGCTTATAAAAAAGTAGTTATAATAAAATAAGAGAAAGAGGATTGATTATTTAATATTCTCTACAATGGCTCGGGCAGTGATGTTCGAGCTTATTTTTGTGCATGAAATTTGGAAAAGTGTTAAACTGTTTCTCGTGATATACTTAGCAATATCACAATGATTCTTTCATGGAATCGCCTCCTGGTGCCTGCCTTTAGTAGGTACTTGTTTTGTTAATAGTAGATGCCCTTATAGTGTATCTCAAACAAAGCTCACTCCGTTTGGGGTGGGCTTATTTTTTATACAAAAAAGCTCTGTATGAGCAACACACAGAGCAAGACACTAGCGATAACGAGCTAGACAAACGACACCAAAGATTGACATAACGGTGTTTAAGAAGTGACCAAGCTTCTTAATATAGGGATAATAACCCCGTTCAATACAAACTAATATTATACCAGCATAGGCATATCTGTCAACGAGAACATATTATCGAATTTGCTTTTTTTATTTACAGATTAATAGTAAAATTATTAATGGCTTAGCGTTGACCAGCGCATTCTATAAGCCACAGGGGGTGACAACTCTGTTCAATACGATTGGCCAATTTTTAATTGGCGTGTTTTCGAGCGTAATTGCATACTTAATCCAGCGTGTTCTGGATAAATTATTTGATAAACGTTCGAAATAGCGACCAAGAACCTATAGAGATGTGGAAGCAAGCGGCCCAACATCTTTTAGGTTCTTTTTATTATAGCATTTTTAACCGTTTAAATAAATTGAACTAATTTAAAAGCCCCGGAGCGATCCGAGGCTTGGTTTTTGATCCAAAAATTGATTCACAAACGGTAATTTTACACTCTCTAAATAAAGCCCCACATTTTTATGTGAGGCCTTACAGTTTATGAAACTGCTAGGGTGGGGCGAAAGAAGAATCAAAAGATGGTTCTTCTCTCTGCCCACAAGGTTAAAAAGAGAAAATTTGTATAGGCGAATATTTTCACCGAGTAACTGAACAATAATCTAAACCAAACGCCTTCTCCTCTAACCTTGCAAATGCAGTATATTCTATTTAGAAGCCAAATACAACAACTAAATCTGCAAAAAGGTACAAAAGCCCAAACGACTTACGTACTATATTGTTTATAGGTAATGTGTTATACTAATTGTTAGTTAAAAATTTAAGTAATTTACCATACAGATTTTAATTTGATAACATTTCGCGTGATCGGGCGCAGCCTTGGAGCTGTAACGGTATTATAGAGGCGGGGTAGTACTACGAAAGATAGAATTATTTCTATTTGCGTAATAGAATTTCGGAACGATTTAAATTTGATTTTTTAATTAGAGGGCGTTGTGCAATTATGCATAGCGCTCTTGTCAATTTAAAAAATAAACAAGCCCCCGAGTAATCGGAGGCTTGTTTTGACCCAAAAATTGACCCACACAAGATGTTATTTGGTGCTATCTATTTATATTGTATTAGTGTACAAGTAGCTTATTTACAGCTAATTACATTAAAATAATGTACTCTGGTAATTGCTCTTGAACTAGAGTAGAATACTAAATAAGAAATTTTGAAAAGCGGTGTCTTTTATGAATGTCAAGGAACTGTTTACCATGAAAACACTTTGGTGTATTGCATTTGGGGCGGTATTTTCATTTATCGTTCCAATTATTGGCGCAACGTTGGACTTGAATGATATTATGAAGGTAGGATTTATTTTATTAGGCACAAATGTTGTCTACTCGATTATTTTAGGGCTCTTCGTAGGGGCTAAAAATATTTCATGGCTAGTACTTTTAATTTTTCCAGTGTTGTATTTAATTGGATACAGGTATTTTTTTGATGGCTATGCGTTATATTTTACGTTAGTCTATCTCGGCCTGACTTATCTTTCTTATGGGATCACCAAAGATTAA